CGCCACTATCTCCTAGCGTTACTTCTGTTCCGGATCGTGGACTAATTTTATTTACTTTTACTTCACTCATAATTTTTACCTATTGAAATTTGTACCTTATTACTACTATACCACTTCCTCCAGCAGCTCCACCACCACTTTGTCCACCACCACCGGCACCTCCGCCTGTATTTGCTGTTCCAGCTGTTCCTGCAGATGTACCTGGACCACCGGCTCCAGCTCCACCTGATCCTGCAGAACCTCCTGGTTGACCACCTGGTTGACCACCACCACCTCCGCCACCACCAGAATAAGTTACGGGGCTTGCTGTAATTTCAGTTGCAACACCATTACCACCATTTCCACCACCACCGCTAGGTGCATTACTTCCAACAGAATCGGCTCCACCACCGCCACCACCACCGCCTGCTGGAGGCGCACCATTACCACCATTTTGACCTTGTGCTGGACTTGTAGGAGGAGTGTTTCCAGATCCACCAGAACCACATCTTGAACCTGATCCACCACCTGATCCACCTGGTCTACCAGATACTTCTTGACATTCACCAGCTCCACCACCTGCTCCTACGATTGTTGAAAATATAGAAGGAGTACCATCTCCGGTATGACAACTAGGAGGGCTTGCAGCACCTCCTGCACCAACTTGAATTGGAAAAGATGCAGCTGTTATTGTAATTCTATTTGGAGCACTTGGATAACCATCTAAATTACTTGCTGTGTATGGAGTGCTTGGAGATTTAACTTCTCTATAACCACCTCCACCTCCACCACCTGAATTGTCAGCGTGAGTTCCACCACCTCCACCTACAACCAAATAAGATACTACGTTTTGTGCTGCACAAGCCGCAACAGCAGATACTGCAAAAGTGCCTGGTCCTCTAAAAGTATGAATTTTATCATTTCCTGAAGTGGTAATTGTACCACCTGTTGCAATAATAAAACTAGATCCACCTGATGTAAATTCGTTTTCGTGTACTGTTTTCCAACCAACTGTTGCATCTACATAAACAAAAGTTAAACCTTGACCTTCTGTAGAAATTATTAAATCTCCGTCGGCACTACCACCATTAATCTTTTCTCCACTTGCAGGAGTAATTGTTAAAGCATTTGAATCAAAAGTTTTATTATAATCTTGTATTGAAACTATCGCACCTGCTGAACCAGATGGCATAGTCATTATTATAGCACCTGATGTTGTGTTACAAAAATAACCTTCTCCATTTACTGCTGTAAAATCTCCTGTTTTAGGAGTTGTCTGCCAATCAACAGTTCCTGTTCTACCAAAACCTGTCTGTGTTGCACCACTTGCTAAAGCAACGGTACCACCACAACGACCTAATGTAATTGAAGAGCCATCTACAACAATTGGATTACTTGCGCCTGATCCGATTGTAGTAGTTGTCCCACATTTTTTGATGATGTTTGAATCATCTGAAACTTTATTTATATTATCTACTTTTATTTTACTTGTCATAATTATTGAAATTTGTACCTTATTATTACTATACCTGAACCGCCAGCACCAGATGCTTTTCCAGTTCCTCCACCACCTCCACCACCTGTATTGGTAGTGCCAGCAGTTGCAGCCGCTGGTGGTTGTGATCCATTTCCACCGCCACCTGTTCCACCAGTGCCTATATTTCCTGAAGTTCCATTAATTGATCCACCACCACCACCTGCGTAAGCTACGGGTGATGATGTAATTGAGGTTGTTGCACCAGCTCCTCCATTTCCAGCATTTTCTGCACCTGGAGTACCACTTCCAGTTCCATTTGCCCCAACCGCTGTAGCTCCACCACCACCACCAGATCCGTTCCAATTACAACTAGGTGTAGAACCACCATTATTTCCTTGAGGAGGACTAACCGGAGGTGTATTTCCTGCTGCTGCATTTGGAGTATTAGCATCTCTTCTTGACCCACCACCAGAGCCTCCAGCATTAGCATTAGCTGATCCTGGAGAACATCCTGGTTGATTACTTCCACCTCCACCACCACCTGCAGAAATTATACCACCAAAACTTGAATTTGAACCATTGTTTCCATTTGCAGCCGGACTAGGACCCACTGTTGCTCCACCAGCACCAACTGTTATAGGATATGCTTGTGCTGTAACTGTAACTCTATTAGGAGCGGATGGATAACCATCTAAAGGACTAGCTGTGTAAGGTGTAACTGGACTTTTTACTTCTCTAAAACCACCAGCTCCACCACCACCTCCTTCAGGAGATCCACCAGCTGCACCACCTGCAACTATCGCATATGAAACTACATTATTTGCTGCACAAGTCGCAGCATTAGTAACTGTAAAATTTCCAGGGCCTGTAAAAGTTGCTATTTTTACGTTAGCACAATCTGGAGCAGTAACTAAAGTATTACCACTTCCTGAAACTGTAGCTACTAGATTTTGATTACCTCTAACATTAGAAGTTGAATCCATAGTATTAATCCAACCTTGTGTTGAATCTACAAAAACTAAAGTTACTGATTGGCCTTCTGTGTTTAAAGCTATACTAGCTCCTGCTACAGCACCTATTTTATCAGTTCCATTTGCTGCAACTGTTAAATTGTTTGTTTGCCAAGTTCCTGCATAATCTGCAAGAGAAACTATTGCTCCGGCACTTCCTGCTGGTAAATTAGCTGTAAAAGCTCCACCTGATGTATTACAAAAATAACCTTCACCACTAACTGCAGAAAAAGTAGCAGTCTTTGGAGTTGTAATCCAATCAACGGTCCCTGTTCTACCGAAACCTGTTTGAGAAGCTCCTGAAGCTAATGCTACAGTTCCACCACATCTACCTAAAGTTACAGTAGTTGCATCTACAACAACAGTTTTACCTGCTCCACCACCTGTTGTAAGTGTTGTTCCTGATTGTTCTGTTATTGCATCTACTTCTATTTTTGACATTATACTATTACCAAAGTCCCTGTTACTGTTACAGTTGCAGGAATAGTAATAGGTCCAGCTAAAACTGCACTTTCAATTGTTTGCGTACCATCAATGGTTTGCGCTTGATTATTTATAAATTCATTGGGAGAGGTTTGCCCTCCGATATATTGAATACCGTTTACTACTGCTGTCATAATTCCTCCTACGAACTAATTGTGTCAATATAAGAAGTAACAATATCTACAGACGAAGCTGTATTTGAAACTGCACTTAATGTATCGCCATTTTTTAAAACAATTTTTGCACCACCTTGAATTAATTCGATTGCAGAGTTTGGTGGAATTACAACACCTTTGGCGATGTATTTGTTTCCACTATTAGTTATGTAAACATCAACTTCAACTGTAGAAGTTAAAATATTACAAACTCTAATTCCAATTACTGCATCGTAATCTCCTGCAACAATTAAGTTTACAGGTGATGTTCCAACCGCGGATTGTAAATCATTTCTAAAATCTTGTGCCATATTTTTTTCCTATTTATAACGCCACGGCCATTGCTAATGCAAAGCCAGCTGACGCTGCTCCTACTGGTGTTCCTGTCGAATCTAAGTAGACAGACTTACTTGCAGGCATTGTACAAAATACATCTAAAGTGCCTGAAAAATTAATTTTAGCTGTAGTTCCTAAAGAATTATTTAAAACTGTAGTTCTTGCAAGAGTGTCAGGTGTTGCATCAGTTACTGTACCAATACCAACTTCCCAATTACTTGTACCTTGAGCGTTGATAGCATAGTAAGTTGTATTACTATTACCAATGCCTGCAACAAAAGTTACAAAACCAACTGAAGCACCGGCAAGATCTAACGTGCCTGTACCTGTTGTTGTACTAGTTTCTTTTACTCTGTCATTTAATACTAAAGCCATTAAATATTCCTATGGGTTTCCAGTTATACTTAATAAAGCGCCAGATCCTGAAGGACTTCCTGCTGTTGCACTTGGGAAAGTAACTTTAAAATCACCAGCTGTAGAAGTAATGTCACCACCAAAATCTAAAATTGCTACTAGATATTGATTAGCTGTTGCTCCACCAGGTGCTACATATTTATATAACACTCCTGTTCTTGCTGTGATTGTAGAAGCTGTCCAAGTAGGATCAGTTGTAAAATCTACTGTTGTATAATCTCCAGTTTGTGCCACTACTCCTTGACCTGCAGTTAAACCATTTGTTGTATATGCCGTTCCAACTGTACCAACTTGATTGGCTACAGCAGAAGAATAAACAGAATCATTTACTGTGTAAGGTGTTGCAGTAGTATACAGAGCGAGATAATACGCATTATTCTGAGATAGATCATGCTGTCCTTTTAGGATCCCTTGTTTAAAAGCATAAGGTACTACGTTTGCCATATTTTTTTCTCCTTAATTAATTTGTTCCGTAACTAGATGGTGGTTTTGATTTTAATTGTTGACGAATCATGCCATCTTCATATTCATCTCTGCGTCTGTAACCAATTTGTTCAGTTCCATACGTTGTAAGAGCGTTTTCGTATTGCCCTTGGTAGTATTGTATCATATCTGTCGGACCTTTCAAGTATCCATATGTATTTACCAAACATCCATATAAAAGCAAGTCTTGATATTTATTAGATAAATAAGTTCCTAAAGTAGAATAATCTACTGGAGTTGTTAAAGTAATACTTGGTGCCTCTTTATTATAAGCTAATGTTATAGCGTATGTTTGATTAGGTGTAGGTGCTACAACCCAAAATTCTTCATCCCAATTACCATAATATTTTGGAATATCTACGGCTGCAGTATCTGGTTTAGAATAGTATTCTGCCATAAAACTAGGATCTCTTTGTTCTAAAAAAAATTGATTGCCTGCTGTATCTTTAAGTTGAACATAATTAATAGATCTTAAATCAGCAGGAATAGTTACATATCTATTTCCTACAATTAAAGTTGAAGTTGCGTAGTGAGCATTTTGATCTGTAGGGACCGCTCTTAAAATTTGATTTTCTGTATTTTTAATAATTGTTGTTAAAACAGAATCAGTTAAAACTGTATCTGATACTTCTGTGTATCCTCTAATATCTGTTCTTAAATTTGCTAAAGTGTATGCCATATTATAATGCCTCCAATGTTACTGGTCCTGCTGAACATCCTGAACCACCACCTTTAACTCCACTAGTACTAGCAGCATCAGCACTTTGAAAATAAAAGTAACTAATAGGATTAGTTAACACATCGCTTGTAGTATTACCAGTTACATTTCCTGCTGCATCTATTTTACCTAATTGAATTGTAAAACCATTTGCAGAATCAATATCTGTTACACCTGAAATGTCTGGTATAACATTATAAGATTGTAAATTATAAGAGTCGGGTCCACCAGTTCCACTTGAAGTTACTAAAGGTGCTCCTCTTAATCTAACTTTACTATCAGCTTTTCTTTGATGATCTAAAGAATAAACATTTACATAAGTGTTACCCCCTGAAATAATAATTTCAAAAGGATTATTATCTAATAAAATTAATTGAGCTGTAGACTCAGCTTGAACTCTAGGGTTTTGTAATGCTTGTGGATCATTACCAACTGGTTTAGGTTCAAGTTGTGGTTGCTTTGGTTCATACTCTGAGTAATGAACTAAAGATCCATTCCATTCCCTAACCATTTCTGTATATGGAAATCTTAGTCCTGATCTATCGGAAATAGATAGTGCTCTTTTACCTCTAGCAAAAACTCCCATTATGACATTACTCCATCACCATAAAATGTTTGTGGAGAAATAAATGTAGATGTACCTTGGTTGTCTGCATCTAATGCTCTTAACATTTCACTTTCATAAATTCTTTCAAGATCTAAAGTTCTTTCTGGAGAAAATTTCATACTTAAATAATATGCAAGACCTGACATCATGCATGGATAAAATCTATTTACTACATCAGAAACATTTGTATATGCACCTGGGTTTTCTATTTTAGATAAATAATAAAAACAAAATTGAAAACTACTTGGTGTAGTCGTGCTTGATACACTTGAATTGGGTGTAGCATATAAAAATATGCTTGGATTAATTTTTCTTTCTACATAAAATTGAGAAGGTGTCCCTTGTGTTAATTTATTTGGTGTTGCATTATATTGTGATCTACTAATTTGAGTTAATGCAATATCTTGAGGTGCTGTTGTTGTAGAATTATTTCTATAATATGCTTCTAACATATCACTCATATCACTTGGAAAATTTATAGAATCTGTTGCAAAACTATATTCTGCTTGACCTAAAATTAAAGGTACTTTAGCTAATTTTACTTTCCATAAATGAACTCCTCTGTTTTCCCATTCTTGAAACATTATATTTAAAGATCTTCTTGCAGATCTTAATTGATAACCTGTTCTAGTTCCTCTTATATTAGTTCTTTCAAAAGCTTCTTCTATAATGTCATCTATTGCTGGATTAAATTTATTAGATATTCCAGAAGATTGAGTAAGTGTAGGTGCTGAACCACCCATGCCAACGTGAGCTGTACAATAATAAAATAATGGAGGTACAGTTTGATCTGCAGTTGTAGTTGTGTTTCCTACTATAATTGTTGTATTTGATCCTGCATTTCCAGATACACCTGTAGTAGTTACACCTGTTGTATAAGGTGCTGCTGGTGAGTTATTTGGATTTGTAGAAAATGCAAAAACGTGAGTAAGGTTTGTATTATCAGAAGTGTCAAAGATATAAGTGTTACCTTCTTGTAACTGAATAGTTGGGCTAACCGTACCATTAATATAATACTTGTTTTGATTTGCACTATATTGGTTAGTACCAGTTGCAACCGTAACTGTATAAGTAATAGTCGCCATGTAAAAACCTTATCCGCCAGTTATAGTTAAAGTAACGCTTCCACTTGTTCCGGCTAAATTAAATACTATTCCGTTTTTAAATAAAATACCAGAACCTGGAACATAAACTTCTAATCCTTCAGTTCCATAATTATAAGTAGCCACTAAATTACCAGCTGCTGCTGCACCAGCTGTTGCTGCATCATAAAGTAGTAAAGTAGAACTTGCTATTCCTTTTCCTTGAATGGAAGTAATTCTAGCTCTACCTGCTCTTGATAAAGTATCAGTACCAATAACAGCAAGGTTTAGGGTTGTTTGATCACTTGAATATGAGTTTCCCATTTTTATTTTTCTCCTAATTTATTCTATGCTCCCGAGGGAGCATAGATAATTAATTAATTACGCTGATTCAGCGCCGTTTTTTTCGTCGGCAACAAAGTAGTAAAGAGTACCACTTGCAGAACCTGCTGCAGATGTATTAGCTTCATGAGTAACTGTTAATTGTTCTCTTGCGCCCGCAGCATTTACAATAGCTGGTCCATATTCAACAGCATTAATAATTGTTGAAATACCACCAAGTGCTGCACCATCAGTTGCGCCACCTACTACTGAAAGAGATTTTGCTGTAACTGGTTGAGCAATTGCCAAACCATTTGGATCTGCAACTACAGTTCCAGTTCCTACTGGAGTATAACCAATATCTTGAGTAGCACCTCCAGTACCGCTCGCATCCCAAATTGCTATTTGGTAAACGACAGCACCTTTTGGTAAAACTACTGAAGTTGTATCTGTTTCTGATTTTTGTACATTTCCATCACCTGCTGTTAAAGTATTTGGTATATGAAAATTTGCTGTTGCACACATAGAGCCAGCAATTGAAGTTCTTAAACCGTCTCCGTTTTCTCTAACGTTTCCTAAAAAAGTTGTGTTAGCCATATTAATATCCTCCTAGATATTTTAAATACAGTCCCTAGGGAAGTCGACTATATGCGTCTGTATTCAATAAGTTTATTTAAATATATAGTAAGGTAGTTATAACTGATTTTTTAGTAGAGTGCAAGAGAGCCTACGGTATTTATGCATTTCAGCGATGTAGCTTTTGACTAAGTAGCTACAGAAACTTGTGGAGCTGCGTCTTCGACAGAATTCTGTCTATGAGCAATAGCTGCTTCTTCCAGCTTAATGTCAGTAATGACTCTTCTAACTT